GATATTTAGATAGCACAACTATCACAATATTCTTCATACTCTATGTCGCTGTTAAACTCTTCCCTTGACTTCAAATCCTCTGGAATATCTTTACTTACATCAATTTCCCCTTGTCCATCAAATGTATTAAAGTAATAAAGTTGTTTACCACCGTATTTGTAGAACATAATAAGATGTTGCAACATCACTGACATTGGTATCTTTTCATCTTCAAAGAATATAGGGTTGTATGAAGTATTAACTGATATACCTTGGTCAATATATTTTTGTAATACAGCCATAATTTTTAGATATCCCTCTGGCGACTCTTGGTCCCATAACAACTCATACTTGTTTTTTAACTTGTGAATACCGGGTACAACTTGCTTTAACACACCATGTTTGGACTGCTTAACACTAACCATACTTCTCGGTGGTTCTATACCATTAGTTGAATTTGATATTTGTGCAGACGTTTCAGCAGGCATAAGTGCCATCAGTGTTGAGTTACGAATGCCGTGTTTTTTTAAATCTTTTCTTAGACCTTTCCAGTCTTGTGTATATTTTCTTTTTACTAATTCATCAACCTCAGGTTTATATGTATCAATTGGCAAAATTCCGTTTCCGTACTTAGTTTGTGATGATAACGGACATGCATTGTATTCTTGTGCTAAAGTATTAGATGCTTTGATAAGATGATACGACCACGCTTCTGCCCATTCATCAACAAGTTTTAAATCAGGGTCAGAATAGTTTGTATCATTCTTAGCTAACCAGTATGCAAAATTAATAATACCAACACCAAGAGGTCTTCTATTATTAGTTGAAATTTCAGCCGCAAGTACAGGATATCTTTGATAATCTAATAGAGCATCCAAGCCACGCACTGCTAACTCACAAGGTTTAGCAAAGTCTTCTGGTGTTTTAATATTTCCCCAATTAATCGCACTAAGAGTACAAAGAGCAATTTCACCTTCTTCATCATGTAAATGTTTTAAAGGCTTCGTTGGTAGATTAATTTCGCAACATAAGTTTGACTGTCGTATAGGTGCCATATCTGAAATGAATGAACTATGCTCATTTGCATGGTCTACATTCATCAAATATATACGACCTGTATTTTTACGTTCATTCATAAATGCTGAAAATAAGTCTAATGCAGGAACTGTTCTTTTACGAATTTTAGTAGAACGTTCTGCTTTTTCATACAATTCACGAAATTTATCTTGGTCATCAAAGAATGCTTCATATAGACCAGGAACATCAGATGGAGAGAATAATGTAATATCTCCTCCACTCATTAGACGTTCATACATTAATTTATTAAATTGTACACCATAATCCATATGACGTACTCTATTATCTTCTGTGCCTTTGTTATTCTTTAATACTAATAAGTCTTCTACTTCGTAATGCCATAACGGATAATATAAAGTTGCCGCTCCGCCACGGACGCCGCCTTGCGAACATGATTTTACACTTGCTTGAAATAATTTATAAAAAGGAATAACTCCTGTATGACTTGCATCTCCATTTCGTATTGGTGAATTTATAGCACGGATGCTACCGGCACCAATACCTATGCCTGCTTTCTGAGAAACATACTTGACCACTGCACTAGAGGTAGCATTTATAGAATCTAGTGAATCGTCTGTTTCAATCAGAACACAGGATGAAAACTGTCGCTGTGGCGTACGTACGCCAGCCATAACAGGAGTAGGCAGAGAGATATCAAAATTACTAATTGAATCATAGTATTCTCTGACATATTTCATTCTTGTTTCTTTTGGATAGTTACCAAATAAAGATGCAGAAATTAGAGCGTATGTAATCTGCGGTGTTTCAAAATGGTGCCCAGTTACCCTATTTTGAACTAAGTATTTGCCACGAAACTGTTCCATACCAACATATGCAATATTGAAATCTCTTTCGTGTTTGATAAAACTATTAATTTCTTCCCAATCTTCTTCTGAATAATCTTCAAGTAGTGATGGATCATAGAAACCTTTTTCTGTATTTAATTTAATAATATCACGAATATGCCATGGTTCAAAACTGTTATATACCATTTTTCTCAAATGATAGTTCACAAGATTACCCGCTACCCATTGATAGTTTGGAGTTTCTTCTGATATTAAATCTGCCGCGGCTTTAATCAATGTTTCTTGTATTTCTACACTAGTAATACCATCAAAAAATTGAATATGTGATTTTAATTCTACTTCACTTGCACTTACACCTGCAATGCCTTCACATGCAAACATCACAACTTTGTGCATTTTTTCTAAGTCTAGTGGCTCTGGGATGCCGTCTCTTTTGATTACTTTAATTTCGCTCATGTTTTATCTCTCTAACTGGTAATGTATTTACTCATTACCGGTGTTCATTAATGTCTGTTGTTTATTTCTGCATCTTCCATTCCTGCTACTCGTAACTTAATTATATTGGTTAACTGAAAGTGTTTAATCTCAAAACCTTTTGTTATACCTAAATACTGATTACGGGTGTATGCTACTTGATTTATTAGTTCACTAATAGCAACAACCTCAGCTTCGCCATCTGCATACTTTTCTGCATCACGGGAACTAAGTGCCTTGTTGTAGTTCTCTAAATATTTTCGTAAATATTCACTACGTTTTTTACGTAACTGTATATTTAGATGTTCTAGGATTGCTTCAAGTTCTTGTAATTGAGCAAAACGCAATTCAACGTAAGATGGCAAATGTGTAGCATTTTTCTCCACATTGCCATAAATTCTTACTTCTGAACGTGCATCCGATAATTCATTGGTGAAGTAATCAACGCAATCAGGAATTTTAGCCCAATCCTTAACTACCTTACTATACCAATTTTCCATTACCAGTCTTCCTCTTCATCTTCAAATTCTTCGAAATACCTGTCTACCGCCGTTTCAAGTATCTTGTCTCCTTCAGCAAATTCATCTATCTCATTTTGTTCGATTCCACTATCATCGCACACTTTAATAAATGTTTCTGCCGCTTCTAATTTATCTTTTGCTGGGATAAAAGGTAAAACTTTTTCCCATAACTCAAATACTGTTTCTAACTCTACTGCCGCCATTTGGTCCTCATAAACGATGAGGCATGTATGCCTCATAAATTGCCGAATTTGCGCCATGTTCCGCACATTCTACTCTTACACAAAAACACCTACCATTTGAAGATTCTCTTACGAGTTTATCCGCAAAACGCCAAGCGTGTTCTGAAAATTTTTCGACCCCTACACCATCTAATAGTGTAAGTTCTGCTAGACCAGATGATTCTAATTCAGTCAACTTATACAACAGAGGGTCATTTCTATCACAAACTACTTTATGGTCGAAACTATCCTCTAGCCATTTCTTTAGTGGTTTTAATCCACCAAAATCTACTACCCAATTACGTTCATCTAGTTCATTACATCCAAATGTAAATTTGAATGATAAACTATATCCATGTAATAAACTACAATGTGAATCTGCATGGGGCTGTCTAAACACTGCACTTAGTCCAATGTTATGCCCATAGCACTTGGTCGAAAAATATTTAGCCATTATGCTTCCTCGTTTACTTCGATGTTATCTAATTCTGGAGCTTCTAGTTCTTCTGATTCATCATCAAAATTTCTATCATTCCATTCTTCCATTACTACGTTAAGTTTTTCATCAGTCCAGTTTTTACGGAACTCAATCATTTCTTCGCCTGCTTTAGTCATATATTTCAAACGATTGCCTTGCTTGACTAGTACACCTTTTGCTTCAAAGAAATCCAAAAGACCACTGTAAGGACTCATACCTGTTTCGTATGGAATTTCTACTTGTACGCTTTCAAATGGTTTTGCATAACGTGTTTTCATTACTTTACAAGCCGCTCGAATACCGTGTACTTGTGATGTTTTATTACCGTCTGCGTCAACTTTAAGTTTAAGTTTTTTCATTGCAACAACAATACTTGATGCATAGATAAACCCTTGTCCACCTGAAATCTTATCATCCGGGTCAAACATATCTTGTGATGCATATGTGTGATTAGTACATACTAGTCCTACATTGTAATCACCAAACATATTAACTGAGTTACGAACTAGTGATGCTAGTGCTTTAGGTTTACGACCCATGTCACCTTTCATATCACCTTTTTGAAACTGGTCAACGTCAGTTGGTGTCAACATCATTCCTAAACTATCAATAACAAACATTACTTTAGGACGTTCTGAGTCTTCTGCATCAGCATACTCCGCCTTGTAATCTTTCATAAAGTCATTAATAATTTTAGCAACATCGTCAATCATTGCCACATTTAATTTCAACAGTTTGTCTTCGGCAGTATCTACTTGCAATGCATGTAGCCATTTCTCATCTAATGCATTTTCTGAGTCTATCAGAACTACAAAGATACCTTGGTCTTGTGCCGCCTTGACAATGTTGCCTGCCGCAACATATGATTTACCTGCACCGCTTTCGCCTGCAAATACTGTTACTTTTCCTAGTGGAATACCTTTATAAAAGTCTCCACTGATTAACTTGTTTAGACAGTAGTTACCTGTTGAGATCCAAGTATCAGGGTCACGAAAACCAGAACTAACGCCTGGAACTGCTTTTGTGATACTTTTTCTAAATTTACTTACGTCAAATGCTCTTGGCATATTCTACTCCTTTGATATGGAGGGAGACACAAAGTCTCCCTCACTAGTTGTTAATGATTAATCAGATTTACGACTTCTAATCATTTTCAGGATATCAGCGGCATCAGTTCCCTGACCACCACTTGCTGGCGCACTCGCCTCTGCCATTGCTGGTTGAGGTGTTGCTTCTGCTTGTACAGGAGCCGGTGTTTCAGCTGGAGTTGAAGTTTGTGCTACTGGAGCCTCCGCAACCTTCGGTGTTACTGCTGATGCAGTTGGTGCCGATGATGCTGGCTTAGTATTACCTACATCCAATCCATATGGTTTATAGTAAGAACCCCATTTTTCTGGGTCATAAAGATGCCCATCAACTGATGCTTCGAACATTTCCATAATGATACGAACTTCTTCATCACTAGGACGCTTCGGCATAAAATCACCCAAGTCATATAGACCATGAGTTTCAACCGCCTGACGTTCTTCTTCATTTAGAGAACGCTCTTTACGTGCCCAATTTGAAGTTGAATAGTCTGCATACTGACCTTTTTGCGTTTTAGTAAGACGGAAGTCTGTACCTGCATCATAGTCAGTTGGAAGATTTTCCATATCTGGATCCATTAGAGCCGCCTTCAATAGTTTGAAGATTTGTGGCCCAATTACGAATCTACGAATTGGATTTTCTGGAGTTGCTTCGTTCATTGGATCTTGAACAACAAATCCTTGGAAGATGTAAGAACGTTTCTTCCAATACTTACGTCCAATATCTTCCATAGAAGGGTCTTTGAACCAAGGACGAATTTCTGCATGTACGGGACATGTATCACCCCACATTTCAATACAAGGAACTTGTACTGTTACTGGTTTCGATTCGTCACCCCCTTTGACACCTGGAAAAGGCATCTTGATGATTTGTCTCTCACGCCAGAAAAAAGTATTTGAATTGTCTGAATCCGGAAGAAAACGAATAACTGATGTAGAATCAGTGTCCATATTCCAGAAAGGATAGATGGCATCTGTGCCTCTATTTGCGTTGGCATTATCTGCCGATTTGTTATCTTGTGCAAGAAGTTTTGCACGGATTTCTGCTAAAGTAGCCATATTTTATTCTCCTATATTAGCCTGTATTAGTTTGTTTTGTTTTATTAGCCTAAGTGTAAACAGTTTACTCTCAAACATGTTTACTATTATACTTATCTTCGGGAGCAAAGTCAAGCGTTAAATACGTGTTTTTTGTATTTTTTTCCACAAAAAAAAGGGACCCTAATAGGATCCCTGATTTTATTGGTTTTTTTGGTATGTTATGCTGGAATTTCGAACTTAGAAAATGCTTCTGAAAGCATTCTATCAAACTGTTCATTCACAGGAGTACCTGCAGTTTCTACTGCTTCGTTCTGTGTTGCTAGTTTTCTCAAGTATCCAGTAATTTGAATCTTTTCTTTTGTAAGACCTTTGCCTGAACGAATCGAGTTACCCATATCCATTAAGAACATTGACAATTCAGCCGCTCTGTCGTGGCCTTTATTTTTACGCTTATTGTCATCAGTAGTGTCAACGTCTACTCTGTCTGCTAAATCATCGATTGATAATGCTAACTTAAGTTTCTTTTGTTCTTCTGCTTCTTGTGGAGTACGAGGTTCTGCATATTGTTTCTTAATTGCATCGTAATCGTATTCTGCGCCTGGCTTTCTAGGAAAAGTAATTTTGTTTTTCTTTTCACCAGTTTTCTTATCTTTTGCTAGAATAATTTCTTTAACACGTGCAATTTGGTCAGCACGGTTATCTTCCATTTCTTCTTCATTTACACGATGAATTAACGGCAAAACATCCCTTAAAGATTCTTCAAATGTTGATTTTGTAAATTTAGAAACATAGCTGTTTACGGTATCTTCTGTAATTTCAGCATTTTGTTTTGCTTCTGTTGTTGCCATTTTTTCAACAAAACTTGCGTATCCTTTTGCACCTTGTACACGCTTAATAGATTCTTTAATTGATTCCATTCTACGCTTAACATTAAGTACAACTGAACGATTGCTTTCATTGATTAGTGATTGCTTATTAACAACATTCATAAACTCTTTTAATTTTGCTAGGTTTGATGAAAGTTCTACAATAGCCTCACCCACCATGTCGCTAGGTACACCACCATGTGAAACGTGTCTCGCCATTGCTCTTGCGCCGTTCAAGTGTTTGAATGGATACTTGAAACGTTCACCTTCAGCATTTTCAACAAATATTGCTGAAATATTACGAGAACGTGCACCACGTGATTCTTCGTTTACTGCGTTGCGGTGTTTGACGATTAGTCTTACATTTTCTAGTGTTTGGCGACTGGTACGTGATGATCCTTCTAAAGGCGATAAGCCCTCTTTCATTACGTCACTCATAGTCTGCTCCTTGTCTTTGTCTAATTTATATGTATAATTCTTAGGTTCAATATGTTTACCAAATGAACGCATATCAAAATCTAACATGTATTCACGTGATAACTGTCTCAAGCTATCCATTAATATTTTGGCTAGAGGTTTATCTATATCAACTCCTTCACCAAAATGAAGTTTGACTTCATTAGTACTTTCATCAATAGACACCATCATATTTGGTTCGTCTATATAGAAAAATCTAGCTTCCTCTGGATTAGATACACTTTTTCCATTCTCAGCATTGAACATCTTCAAAGAAATACCATTTCCTTGAATAATTCTCATCACTTTTTCTGCGATTGTTGATATATTTACAGCCATATTGTTTTTTCCTTATAGATGTATTTATCAAAATAGTACAGGAAGAGGGTCGTTAAAATCGTCTCCGGCTTCTAAAGATTCTCCTAACGTTTCCATAAATTCTTCATCAAATCTTGATATTACTTGTATCTGCCTAATACAAAGTAAAGTAGCTGAAACTAAATCATCTGTTTCACCAGATTTTGCTTCGTAACTTTTACCTTTTGCAATAAATGTTTTAAATTCTCTAATTAAGTTTCTACTCAGCGGTACCATTTTATCGCTCTCAATCCAAGATTTCAGCTTCATACATGCTGTTATTTTAGTTTTGTAAGATGTAGTGAAACCTTTTCTAATTGCTTTTTGTATTCCTTTTTTCTTAGGCTCATGTAAGAATTCTCCTGGGAATTTGTCTTCATCCATTTCTTCTATAACTATAAGAGCCGCTTCTCCCAGTGAATTGTTTTCAACAGACCAATAAATTTCCGGTCGTTGATTTCCCATTTCTTTCATTTCGTCATTTAGTATTGTAAGAATATCGTGCATAGTTTTTACTTGGCCTCTGATATCAGTACGATTGCTTTGCCATTCTGCTACTTGTACTAGTTCAGGCAAAGACCATACTTCAATAGCAGAATTATCCCCACCAGTACCCATAGCAGGATCAAGACCAATAACGTAAGTAGAATTTTTGTTAATTTTTTCATACCATCTTATTTGTCCAGTTTTCATAAGTGGCTCTTTGCCTTCTAAATGTGACAACTTAATACTATCTACAAGTGTTTCATCAAATGCAATAAATTCGCATTCATGTTCACGTAAAAAACGTTCTTCACCTACACGTGTTCTTTCTTCTTTTGACCACTGTTCATCTCTATCTGGATGCTCATACCAGACAGCCTTGAATGGTTTAAATCCGTTGATGCCTGTTTCTTTTTCATTGCCATGGTCATCGATATTTTTATTTGCGCCGCTCCATATCAATGCAAATTGGTCATCGTCTAAGTTTGGTGTTGAGGTAATAATAGCTTTACCACCTGTTGCTAGAGTAGGAGATATTGAAGTCCAAAACTCTTTTGCAATATTAGGTCTAACGAATGCAAACTCATCACAGTATAGTAAAGAGATTGAAAGACCACGACCTGTATTTTCTGTAGTTGCTTGTGCTATGATACGTGAACCATTATCAAACTCCATACTGCCTTTGTTATAACTCGTAACACCTGCTCTAATATGGTCGGGACATAATTCATAGGCATGTCTAATTCTATGCATAATTTCTTGGGCACCTGAATATTTGTGTGCCGCAATTAGAATAGTTTGGTCTGGCATAAACATAGCATACCATAATAGATATCCTGCCGCAGTAGTAGATTTTCCCATCTGTCTACCTAACATAGAAATAGAAAATCTATAATCATGATAAGAATGAAGTAATCCCCTTTGGTATCCATATGCATCATATATCATACTACCCTTAGTTGGGTGTTGTATTTTGAAATAATTATTCAAAAAGTAAAAAGGATCACTGGCACATCTACTAAATTCTAATAGTTGTGCATTACTAAACTTCGTTTTTTGATATGCTTTTTTAGTTAAATCTGCCATATGCTATTCTATTTTTCCTACTTTACCGTCTGCTTTAATTTCTGTATCAGCAAGTCTCTTAACTCTGTCTCTCCAACCCACTTCACCTATTGCTCCGGTGAGTGTTACTCTTATGTTATCACCTGCATCCGGGTCAACACGTGTTATACCATGTATTGAATTTTTCTGTATTAATATTAATCTATTTGGTTTAGGACTTACAAATGTACCTAAGCCAACATCCATAATAGGTTTAAATTGTCTTTGTTGTTCAAACATTTCTAATGGACTATTTAATTCTTTATAACTATCATGATGCACAGTGCCTTCTTTTAATTCTAACCACTGCGAATATTCTTGTGCAGACCCTAAAGGCAAAATACACAATGTAGAATCCCAGTTTATTTGCCATTTCTTATGCAAATAATAAGTGTATGTTGTAAAGCCAAAATCACAATGCCAAGGGTTTTTAGAATTAGCAGGATAGGCATGACAACGCATTGCATAATCTTCAAATTTGCCTCCTGTAACATACTCATCGATATGTTCATATTCATTTAAAAATTTATTAAAATATTCAAACCACAAATCAGAGTTATCGCCTCTAGGATATCCACCTTGCCAACGTTTTTTATTTTTATAATTTGCACCATCAGTATAGTGCCAAAACTTATCATCACCTTGCGTCTGTTCCCATTCATCGACTTGAACTTGATTTAAAATCTTATCTTGTACTTCTTCTGGTAAGAAGTCATCAACAATCAAACACTCTGGTGTTCTCATAACAACATTATACATAGCTTTGTCTTTCTCCTTGTCTACTCAAATCTAAAGTGACACAATGTAAGCCACTGTCCCAGAAATATTTATGTCTAAAATCAAAAGGTATCATTTCAACTCCGTATTTCTTTAATTCTTTTTCAATTCTTGTATCATGCCCATTTGTAATCAATGTATTTTCGTCAATACTTACTACATTCAAATCAAATACTGTTTCATCTACATACCCAATCCAATGTGATAGCCAATTTTCTACTTTGTCTTTATAGAAGTGTTGTATTCTCATTTCGTGAAACCACTCAGGTAAATCCCATGGTGTTAAAATAATCTTATCCCAATGTTTTAATTCTTCGGGAATATATTCTTCTTTCCATGTCATTAGTAATCCTGGTTTGATAATTGCTAACATACCATCAGCATGACCGCACTCAGGGATTTCTATCCATTTAGTTTCACAACCTATATTTCTTTTTACCCAATCTAACCCTGTTCTTGTTCCTCTTGCCCCAAAATCTCTGCCTTCTGGATCATGATACGGTCTTGAATGAATTAAAGTATCACCGCATTTTATAATATTTGCGGCATGATACATTATCTGAGGTTCCATTGTCTCATAATGCTGATACTGAGACTGCAATAAAGGTCTAGGCATTGCAACATAGTTTCTTCCTTGTTTATGTTTTTCTAACATTATATCTAAGAAGTAATCACTTTCAGTATATCTATTACAATCACCACCTATAGTATTGATAATAGTATCTCCATAAACTATATGATGGTCACGAGGACATATAGCAGGATATGGAAACTCTGATTTCCATTGTCTTGTGCTTTCAGCCTGCAAAGGTATATTCTTTGGTCTATGAACTTTAACACTTGCTGATTTAAATATATCTGATAATTTTTGAAAATCTTGTTCTGTTTCTTCTAGTATCTTTGACATACTATCAACAAATTGTGTATCATTGAATTGTTCTAAAGACTTTGTATCATAAGTGGAACCAACAATAATCTCTGTTAGTTTATCCCATTCTGTCCATATCATGTATTATCCTAATTAACTTCTAATATAATACTATTTATGCATAAAAAAAGGGAGCCTAACTCCCTTTTAATTTTAGATAAGTTGAAAATTATTAATATACTTGTGTTGTGCCGTTATATTCGAACTGGTCAGAGTAACCATTTGTACTTCTTCTATGATGAGAAAACTCATATTTATAGCCATCAGCATCGTAAAAAGTAAGCCATGCAGTATTTTCATAATTTGAAATTACTTGTCCTTCAAACAATTGGTCAAGTACTGTTGCTCTTGCACCGAATTGCGAACCGTCATAATCAATGTTCCATCTTGTATAACTTGACTGAGCATCTTTTGTAAATCCTGATATATGATATCCATTTGGTGCATGAATGCTTGAGTATGCAGAATCATCCAATCCCCAAGTATGATATGCACTGTTGCCCGACAAGGTAAACGTATTAGACGGTATTGTATCGCCTAATTCCAGTGTTGTACTTGATGGAGCATGTACTACTTTAACAAGTGTAACGTCAGTAGTCATACCAGTTGAAGTCCAATCAGGGTGGTCACTATCCATATCAACATGGTCATTTATGTAAGATGATATATTAGTATTATAACTAGCACCTGTAACACGTAGATAATGAGTACGTGCCTGTGTTGGCGTTCCAGTTGATGTTTGAGTTGGCCATGCAGTCGTAACCGCTGTATCTGTTATTAGTCCATGGTCTTGTGTATCGACTACTACCAAATCATTTACTGTAGATAAATCTACGAATTCTCTTGTACCTGATTTAGATCCCCCAAATGATGCTCTGTGTACCGCTCCCGATGTTGGCAAATCAACCGCATCATCTGTAATTGAACCGAAATCTTCTAGTTCTGCTAACCAAATAGAACGTCTAACTATTACTTTTGGGCCAGCACCTGCGTTTTGCCAAGTAACCCCACGATATTTTGCCATTATACCATCTCCTAAAAAAATATATCAGTTAATCTTTATTGTATATATTTATCATAAAGGTGGAAAAGTAATACACTTATATAAAGCGTATTACAAATACTTATTATTGAGGATTTTTATTAGAAAGTGCCTTGCTTGCCACTGCACTTGCTCCAGCACGTGCCGCCATGCCTTTGATGCCTTTCTTAAGCAATGCACCACCTACTGCTTTCGCTACTGGTGCCAACACTGCTAATGGTGCCAATTCGTCAACTTTCTCAGTACCTGCAAGTTTTCTTAGTCTTGCTAATTCTGGGCTTTCTTCTTTTTTAATTTTTGACCAGCCTTCTTGGTCAGCCATTTCATCATCCATGCCTTGGAAGTTATTATCTTGTGGTTCAAAATATGTAAATTCACTTGCTGGCATCATGTGTGTAAACTTGTGAAGTTCGTCTTTGCCACAATATCCAAAAGCACCTGTATCAGTATTAATACAAGCAAATTCATTGTCAGTGGATTCACCCATTGGTTCTGATTCATTAGTTGGAGCACCCATTTTTGCTTGACGAACTAGCATCTCTAATCCTTCTTGGTCCATAGTTTGCTCTATTTCATCACCTGAATAGTTATCTTGTTCATCACCCATGGCACCCACTTCTGCTTTGTGTTCTTCGCCATTTTCGTCTTTAACAATATATGTATATTCGCCTACTCTCTTGTATGATAGTGGGCCACCTTCTGGTGATTTAAACTCGCCTTCTAGTTCTGATTCATTTACTTTATGATGAGACTTACCACATTCTTCACATGGGTCTTTTCCACAATCACAATCACATTTTGCTTCATTGATTGATTCATCGGCTTTTTCTTTTTTATCTTTAGCCGCTTTTTTCATTGTTTCTTTTTTGTCACCATCACCATCGATATCAGCAAAGTCAGGCTTTGCTTTCTTTTCTTCTA